TATGACTGAAGTTTGGGTATTTGTGTTTGGTATGTTGGTCGGGGTAGCTCTTTGGAACTTAGCTATTATTACTTACAGAGAATTGTATGCCCGTAGAGAAAATCAGGACGTTCCTCGGCAGACACTTAGAGCGGGGGGTAACTAAAGTAACGGAGGGCGTGATCTACAGATGTACAGACTGTGGACACAGTTGGGATAAGGAGCAGGCGCACAAGTGCCTGACAACAAGTATGAGGATTGGGGAGGAGCCTGTGCACAAGGTGACAATGATCTAGTCCTCATTCTTGTTGGTGTCGAAAGACGATTAGCTCGTGGTGCGATTCCACAGTCTCTAGCCTACAGTTAGCTTTCGGGTGCAAGCCCCGTGGAGGTTAGAACCAACAACCATAACTAGGAGTTAATGATGGCAACAAAGAAAACAACAACGCCAAAGAAGTTAATGGACGAGCCACAAAAGACTGAATCTGATTTCCAACAGATGAACGACTATCTGGATTATGTAGCGGCAAGGATGAAGTACTTGGACAACCAAGTAAGGGCGCTGAAGTTAGAGAACGATCAGCACAAAGCCACGATAAGGCGCATGGATAGACGAATCCAGAACGCCTGATATACAATAGTACTCATCAAGGTTCGACATTGGAATAATATGGATAACGCAACCGAAAAGCCCAAAAACAAGGTTGGAGCGCCCACAACATACACCCCTCAAATAGCCGCTGAGCTATGTACACTCATAAGCAATGGGATGAGTATCAGACAGATACTGAAGGCAGATGAGAAGACTAAACGCTTTCCTGCTCAGAGTACGATCTATGAATGGTTGATTGTTCACCCAGAATTTGCGGAGCAATACGCTCGGGCACGTGAGGAACAGGCTGACACCATCGCTGATGAGATCATCCAAATAGCTGACGAAACCCCCGATACTGAGCCAGTGATCGACCGTAGGACTGGTGAGCTAATCAGGATGGAGCTAAGCAACTCCTACATCCAGTGGCAAAGAAACCGCATAGACGCTAGGAAATGGACTGCTATGAAGCTCAAGCCTAAGAAGTATGGGGACAGGACGACCATCGCAGGCGACAAAGAGAACCCAGTTTATAACGAGACTATTGTTACAGCCAAGGGAGCAATGGATACAGTGGTTGAACATTTAATGCTAAAGAAACAGGCATTGAATGCAGGATCTTAATGAGGTCATAGAGATATTGACCGACCCCGAGGTCAAGGCTCACTTTGCTGTACTACCCCCAGAGGAACAACTTGCCTACGCCGCGAGGATCAAGTGGCTGTCAATAGCCCACGCTCACCAAGTGCCTGCAAGTTGGGACTGGTCAATCGCCCTGGTGCTCGGTGGACGGGGAGCGGGTAAGACCAGACTGGCGGCAGAGTGGCTGTGGTGGCAGGCATGGACTAAGCCTAAGTCTCGGTGGTTGGTCGGCGCCCCAACGCACTCTGACCTCAAAGACGTGTGCTTTATGGGTGACTCAGGACTAATCAACGTGATGCCCCAAATCCTCATTAAGAAGCACTTGAAGGACGACAACGAGATCACCCTGATCAACGGCTCAATTATCAAAGGCATCCCTGCCTCTGAGCCTGAGCGCTTCAGGGGACCGCAGTTCCACGGTGGATGGCTCGATGAGTTGGCGGCGTGGGATTACCTCCAGGAGGCTTGGGATCTGCTGAGCTTCTCCATCCGACTGGGTGACAAGACCCAGGTTATCTGTACGACCACGCCTAAGCCCAAGGATCTAATCGTTGACCTGGTAGGAAGGAATGGGCAGGACGTGGCGCTGACGACCGCATCCACCTACGCCAACATTGACAACCTATCTGCAAACTTCCGCAAGCAGATTGAGCAGTACGACCCCGAGTCGGCGCTGTACCGTCAAGAGGTGTTGGCTGAGATCTTAGACCCTGAGTTGACGGGTATTGTTAAGCGCAAGTGGTTCAAGCTTTACCCTGCCTACAACTCGCAGGGTGAGCCAATGCCTCTGCCCAAGTTTGAGTTCATCCTACAGAGCTACGACTGTGCGTTCACCGAGAAGGCGCACAACGACCCAACAGCGTGTATCACTTTCGGTGTATTCAAACCGATGGATGGTCCGATGTCGGTGCTCGTGTTGGACGCCTGGCAAGATCGCCTGCAATACCCTGACCTCAAGCCCAAGGTGATGGACGAGTTTGAGACTGTGTACGGCGAGGGCAAGGATAAGAAGCGGGTAGAGATGATTCTGGTGGAGGACAAAGCCGCAGGCATTAGCTTGATCCAGGACTTGCAAAGGGCACAGTTGCCAGTACAAAGCTACAACCCAGGACGGGCTGACAAGGTTCAGCGGTTATCAATTGTCGCCAATATCATACGCGCAGGCAGAGTTTGGGTGCCAGAGTCAAGCATGAACAAAGGGTACGTTAGAGACTGGGCAGAGGGAGCAATAAGCCAGATTTGTGCCTTCCCTGATGCGACCCATGACGACTATGTGGACGCCATGACGCAGGCTCTGAGGTGGCTGAGGGACGCAGGGTTCCTGAACATTGACCCCGCACCAAGGGAAGACTACGACGAAGAGGACTACATTGACGCCAACCCACAACCGAGGGTGAATCCCTACGCCGTATGATAGTTACACCTGAATGGATTGAATCGGTGAAGGATGAGAAGGGTCTGACCAAGGGACAGATCTACCTGTTGGACAGATGGCTCGGCGACAAGTGGGAGGGAGAGTTGGACGACTTTGTTGCCAAGACCATTGAGAGTTGCAAGGGATACCGAGGAATACCTCCGCGCGTACTTCACCTAAAAGGATGGTTACATCATGTTGTATGATCCAGACGGGGTGGTGGTACGGGTTAGCGCCGTGCTGAGATTTGTACAGACGACCACTGCTTTATGTGAGCCACCCCAACCAAAGGACAATCATGTTTGACATCATCAAAGACCTGCTGATCAACAATTACCAGGTTGATCCCATTTTGGTTGCTGAGGACTCCAGAGTATCTGAGCTTGGACTGGACTCGCTTGGATTTGTGGAGTTGCTGTTTGATGTGGAGGATAAGATAGGTAAGAAGATACCTGAATCGCTGATCAAACCAGAGCACGTTGACCTGACACTGGGTGAGCTATGCACATTGATTCAGACACTGTAGCAAGGGTACACTTAAAGGAATATTGCGAGGTACCATGCCGAACCCTAAAGCAAACCAACAACCCCTAGACTTAGACAGAATCAAAGCCGATGCTATGAGCATGGGCATACCTGCCAGAGCTTTACTGGACATGATCTATTCTGGTGGTCGAAGTGCCATTGCAACCACAGCGGGATTGCCTGCTGATCTGGCTAACACGGCTATTGGTGTCCACAATATGGCGCGTGACATCCGCAGGAACAAGTTTGAAGGGTATGAGCCAGGCACTATCCCTGGAGGCTCTGAGGACATCAAGGGCTTGATCCCTGACCTGACCAAAGACCCCAACTCCAATCTGAACAAGATGGCTGACTTCGGTGGTGACTTTGCTGTCATACCTGGAGCGGGTGAGGCGGCAATCAAGGGAGCTAAGGCTCTTGGCGAACACGCAGGACATATGGTCGCCTCTGGTCAAAGACTGATTCCAGGATTCCCTGAGCCACAGATGGCTATGCATGTGGTTCAGCCAAGCAAACTGGTGTCTGCTGTGGATAAGACAGCGGCTGAGTTGCCAAGGGCTAAGGGTACGGGCAAGGAGTTCATGACCGAGCTTAGTAAGAAGCCTGGCGTTAAGAAGGCTGAGTTGGCTGACAGGAACTTGCACGAGATCAATGACTTGCCCAAAATGACCAAGGAGCAGTTCCAGGCTGAGCTTGATAAGCGCCCCAAACCACAGATCACTAAGAAGATACTGGGCAAGCATCCTGACACGGAACAGTACTATACAGTTCCAGAAGACGATGAGGGAATGAGCGATAGGCACTATGTTATGGACGCCAACCATGAGCAAGTGACTAGACATCCGTTTGATACCTTGGCTGATGCTGAAGAGCACATCCGTAAACTGCAAGACGAAAGCTCAAACGTACACCATGAGGACTACAAGCTACCTGGCGGTGAGAATTATCAGGAACATTTGTACAAGCATGAACCAGAAGGACAAGAGCCTTTTGTGGCTAAGAAAGAGCATTTTGGTGCTGAGCCTAATGTATTAGCCAGTGCTCGAACAGTTGACCGAAGAACACCTGATGGCAAGAAGATCCTCCATGTTGAGGAGATCCAATCTGACTGGCACCAACGTGGTAGGGATGAAGGATATTTCAAACCTTTGACTTATGAAGAAGGACAAGAATTAAATTATTTAAAAAGAATACCCTTAAATGCTTTAATGAATAATCCTGAGGCTCATGCTAGATTTAGTGAATTGGCTAAAAAAACTAAAGGCGTACCAGACGCCCCGTTCAAAAAGAACTGGGAAGAGATGGTGGGCAAGGACTTGGTCAAACACGCTATTGATAATGGATATGACGCAATAGCATTGACTAATGGTGAAACGCAAGCGGATAGATATAACCTTGGCAAATACATAAACGAACTTCATTTATCTGGTAGTGATTTGGTTGGCTATGATCACGATGGAAATACGGTCATAAAACAAACTGGTGTTACACCAGAAAATTTAAATCAATATGTTGGTAAGAAGACAGCTAAGAAGCTATTAGATCAGCCACAGCAAGGAACATTGCGGTCACTGACAGGTGAAGATTTGTATTTAGGTGAGGGCATGAAGGAGGCTTATGACAAGCGTCTACCAAATGTCTTCAATGATATTGGTAAGCCATACGGCGCTGAGATGCAATTAAATGGTATGTCAGTGCTGAACCCCAAGAGTAGCAACCTATCCATCTCCGATATGCTAAGGCAAACCAACACGCCTGAGCAGACATGGTTGGACATGCCCTTTGAGCACAAAGAGCAAATGATGGATGACTTTGCTACTGCTCAAACAAACAATAGGACGCCACTCCACTACATGGAATTCACGCCAGAGATGAAGCAAAACATAAGGACAGACAGCTTGCCTGCTTATGCTGACGGTGGACAAGTGGAGCACCCAGGATTCCTCAACCCATCACTGAAGCTTGCCAACGGGCAGGTGACGCTTGATCCATTGGAGTTCATGCCAAACTACGATGTGGGCGGCGTTGTAAAGTCTTTAGCTACGCCAAACAACATTAGCAGAATGACTGATATACCTTACCTTGGTGAAGGCGTTCAAGCGGCTAAGGAAGGCAAATACGGCGATGCAATAGGATCGGTTGTAAATACATTTATGCCAACTGGAGCGGCTTTGGCTACCTACTCGCCTGAGCTAAATCCAAATGAGGCTTCTGACTTAAGCAAGACGCAATATGTTCAAGGTCATCATGGAAGACAGCAAAGGACTTGGGCTAATGGTATGGCTAGAGGCGGCAAAGTCCACGTAGCAGACGACTTAGACATGATGAGGCATGAGATCCACATGTCTGAGGGTGGAGATACTGAGTCCGTTGCCGATAAAGTTAAGAGTACTGTTACTGATTGGGGTCACAGATTAGCCAACCATTTTGTTGGAATGGCTAGTGATCCAGTTCAATACGCCAAGAATCTTGGTGCTCAGACACAAGAAGACTTGCAAGTTATAAGTGATTTGCACAATCAAGCCTTCGGCGATCCGAAGCGACCATTAAAGATTACAGATCAAAACGCTTTTAATGATTTGGCTTCCAAGTATATGAATTCGGTGACAAACTTCGCGCCGATGGGTATGACTAAAGCTGTTGAGAAAGAGTTATCGTTGCCAGATGTTTTGCCAAGAGCCACTCCTAAGACTAAAGCCGAAATACAAAAGTTTGCTCAGCAAATGTCTGAGATGATGCAAGACAAGTTTTATAGAATAAGTCCTGAAAAATCAATTAACCCCGCAGGAAAATCGTTAGAACAATGGAATCAAGAACAACAGCTTGTACACGATATAAGACCTACAGCTTTACGTAAAGATTTACCTGTATCTGATATAGCCAAACAAAAAGGCATGGTCAAGATGGGTATTTCAGGAGATACAACTTCTGCTGAACAAGTCTTGCATAGAGCGGGTCCATACACCTTGGAATATCCGACCCAGTTGTATGGTGGTCCTTTGTACGGTTTAGGTGGCGAAGGAGCTTGGGCATCCAACAATCCAATTGCCGCTAACGTCCAAGAACGGATTAACGAAATATCCAAGGCTCATGGCGGTGCTCCCGTGCTCGGTCAATACATGGCTATGGGTAAAAAAGGTAGTGATTTTGCTCAACATTTTGCAGAAGCCAATCTCAGGGCTATAGACACGACTAAGATGTCTCCTCAGCAAATAGAAAAATTAAATGAATTAATACGTCAAGGAAGCCCAAAGTCTGGACCAAGACCAAGCTTTCCAGGAATAGAAGATAAGGCTGATGCTTATTTGCATTTTGCTATTGATGGCGAGTTAAGAAAGCATTTCAATTCCATCATGCAAAAACCAACTTATACAGAACCATTGGGTTTGCCAGACGGAAGAATTATTTATCATGCCATTACTGAGCCTGCATTGAGGGACTTGCCAGTAACAACAACTGGTTTTTCTCAAATGCAACTGTCTCCAAACGTAAAGTCAAGTGATTTGATCTTATCTGCTCACCCAACTTATTCACATGTTATTCCTCATGAGCCAGGTAGTCAGATAACCAGAACACCATATCCTGTTCCTGCACAGTTGGAATTTCCTGATGTAACCGAATACTTTAAAAATCTTAAAGTTAATGGTGAGCAAAAATATCCGCTGAACGAAACAACTAAGTTGCCTGAATCAATGACTAGGCTATATCAAACATCTACACCAAGACAGATTGTTGATCAACAGCACATTGACGAAATAAAGGCTTATGAAGACTTTATGAAGCAATACACTGGCAAGAAAAAAGGCGGCGAAGTCCATATGGCAGGCGGTGGAGCACTTGTAGATAAGATTGCCATGAAGCTTGGTCAATTTGTGGTACCCACTGCTGAGCGTGAGGCTAATCTTGGTAAATTCTTAGCAGGAAGCCAAGTTCAAGATCCTGTATATCATGCGACGTATTCAAACTTCAAAATTCCAACCGTCAATCATGGTAATAAGGAATATCATAGATTTGGCATTCACGTTGGTACACCAGAAGCCGCCAATGCTAGAGTTGGTATTAAACAAGCAGAAGATACCGCTCAAGGTGTTAAAAGTGGAGATGTGGCGGCTAACATCATGCCTGTACACATCAATGTTAAGAATCCACTGCGACTGGATGAAAACAGAACTGGACGTTGGGGCGTTGATGATGTGATGAGATCCATCATGGAAAAGGCTGATCGTGGTGAGTTACCGCAAGTACCACCTAGTCATGTAGATGATTACATGAATGATACCTTCCACATTGAAGATGCTTTAGGAATCAAGCCAACGCCTGGTGATCATAACTACGACCCAAACGAGTCAATTAGATTCTGGTCTGATCACCATGAGTTTGAGCCAGGTGAAAGAAGCGATTTATTAAGACATTACATTAATCAATTAGGTCACGATAGTATTGTTTACAACAATGAGTTTGAAGGCGGTGGAGATAGTCACATTCTATTAAGCCCCAATCAAATGAAATCTGTAACTGGTAATCAAGGTACTTATAACCCAGAATCCAAAGATATTGGCAGACGCAAAGGCGGTAAGGTACATGTATCTAATGACCCAGACATGATGCGCCACGAACTAAAGACTAGAGGATAAATATGGCAACACAGATGCCCATTGAGCAGGACTACAACCGTCACATTGATGGTATGCAAATGATTGAGAACGAAGATGGCTCAGTCGATTTTGAGATGCCACCAGAGGAAATGGAGCTTGAGGAACTGCCAGACGGCTCCGTGATTGTCCACGACCCAGACTTAAAAGGTCCTGCTGACGATAAGAAGTTTTACGCCAACCTGGCTGAAGAGTTTGATGTCAAAGGCTTAGCGCTTGAGTACATCAACCTGATTGAGAAGGATAAAGAAGCCCGTAAGATGCGGGATAAGCAGTACGAGGACGGTATTAAGCGTACTGGCATGGGTAACGACAGCCCAGGCGGTGCGACGTTCTTTGGCGCGTCTAAGGTGGTTCACCCTGTGATGGCTGAGTCTTGCGTAGACTTTGCGTCCAGGGCGATTAAAGAGATGTTCCCACCCGATGGACCCGTCAGAACAAAGATTTTAGGTGACATTGACGACGAGAAGACCGAACGCGCTGAGCGTAAGCGGGATTACATGAACTGGCAACTCACCGAGCAGATTGAGGAGTTCCGCGATGAACAAGAGCAGTTGCTGACCCAACTTCCTCTTGGTGGCTCCCAATACCTAAAGCTGTGGTACGACGAGCACAAGAAGCGCCCCTGCGTGGAGTTCTTGCCGATTGATCGAGTTATCGTACCCTTTGCCGCGTCCAACTTCTATACCGCTCAACGTGCGACCGAGGTTCACGAGATTACCGAGTGGGAAGTCAAGATGCGTATCAAGTCGGGGATGTACCGCGACATTGGGATGATACGTGCCACGATGGAGCCAGAGCCAACGGGACCACAGAAGGCGAACGACAAGGTTGAAGGTAAGAAGTGGCAGGACAACGAGGACGGCGTCAGGCGCTTTTATCATTCCTACGTATGGCTTGAGCTTGAGGAGGATAAGTACACCAAGGGCGAGATGGCTCCGTACATCCTGATGATTGACTCACTGGATCACGAGGTTGTTGGTTTGTACCGTAACTGGGAAGACGGGGATGAGACCATGACCAAGCTAGACTGGGTTGTGGAGTTTAAGTTTATTCCCTGGAGAGGCGCGTATGCAGTTGGCTTACCTCATCTTATTGGCGGTCTTAGTGCCGCCCTTACTGGCGCTTTACGTGCTTTGCTTGATACTGCACATATCAACAACAGCGCTACTATGCTTAAGCTTAAAGGCGCTAAGGTCAGTGGTCAGTCTCAGCAGGTTGAAGTTACCCAAGTTGCCGAAATTGAAGCAGGACCAGGTATTAATGACATTAGGCAAATTGCTATGCCTATGCCTTTTAATCCTCCTTCTCAGGTTCTATTTGAGCTACTTGGATGGCTAGATAACGCCGCCAAGGGCGTTGTAACGACGGCTGAGGAGAAGATAGCAGACGTGACCGCGCAAGCGCCTGTAGGTACCACACAAGCCCTTATTGAGCAGGGATCTGCGGTATTCTCAGCGATCCACGCCAGACTCCATGACTCACAAGGTCGTGTGCTCAAGATTCTTGGCAGACTGAACCGTTGGTACTTGGACGATCAGCGTAAAGGTGAAGTTGTCAAAGACTTGGAGATTACCAAGGAAGACTTTGAGCGCAACACGGACGTTGTACCCGTCTCTGACCCACACATCTTCTCTGAAACCCAGAGGATGGCACAGAGCCAGGCTGTGATGGCGCTGATGGATAAGTATCCAAACCAGTTCAATCAGAAGGCTGTGCTTGAGCGATTCCTAAAGCAGATGAAGGTTGCAGGCATTAATGAGATATTGGTTGACGAAGCCGAGCCACACATGCACAACGTGGCTGAAGAGAACATTGCTATGGCACTGGGTCAAGGTGCGTTTGCTTACCCTGAGCAGGATCAGTTGGCACACATCCAAGGTCACTTTGACTTTGTGATGAACCCGCTACTTGGGCAGAACCCGATCATTGGTCCCCAGTTGATTGGTCCAATGATTGAGCATATGAGACAGCACATCACGCTTCTATACCTAGAAATGATGAAAAAGTACGCAACCAAGGACGATAAGCGCCAGGCTGAGCAGTACGAAGACCCCAAATACACCGCGCAGATTGACCACATCTACGGTTTGGCGTCTCAGCATGTGGGTGAAGACCTGCAATCACAGATATTTGCCAAGCTGATACCTGACTTTCAGCATCTTATGCAGATGCAACAGCAGTTTGCACCCAAGCCACAGCTTGGACCAGACGCTCAAGCGCTCATCCAGACCTCAATGGCTGAGACACAACGCCGTACACAGCGTGATCAACAAGAGATGGCGCTCAAAGGACAGCAGTTGCAGGCTGATACACAGCTACAGCAGTCCAAAATCATGAGCGAACAGCAAAAAGCGCAGGCAGATAGGGAGCTTGAGGTCGCAATCAACTCCACTGACAACCTGACAAAAGAGCGTATAGCTTCAGCGGAACTCACTAGGGACGCCGCTAAGCTACAGCAAGAGCAGTATGACACTGCAATTTCGCTTCAAAACGAAGCACAACGACACTTAGGAGGTCAACATGGCTAGTGATGCAGAGCAAAAGGGTATTAACGTACCCCAACACAAGCGTATCGCACAAGGCGAAAAGCTTGACGGGACAAGTTACGGCTCAAAGGGCGGTAGCGAGAAGAAGCAAGGTGGCTTAGCTCATACAGAAAAGAAAAAATGAGCGGGTTTATCGGAGATCTGATCAGCAAGGTCAAGGAAATGCAGGGTGATATTGGCGACTCTCTCAAGGATGGCGCCGCTATGAACTGGGAATCTTACCAACGCATGGTCGGGATAAACATTGGACTGCAAAAAGTCCTGGATTTAATAGAACAACAACTAGAAGAGGAAGAAAAAGATGAGTGATACAGACTTGGCATGGGCTTTTCCTGCTGTAGAAGCAGGTGTAGAGCCTTTGGGAGCACGAGTACTTGTTCAACTAAAGAGAACGAAGAAGAAAATGACCGCATCTGGCATTATTCTCGCCGAGGAAACTCGTGAGAACGAAAAATGGCAGAACATGGTCGCAAAAGTCATTGAGATTGGCCCGTTGGCCTACCGTAACCGTGACACGATGGAGGCTTGGCCTGAAGGTTCATGGGTAAAGGTGGGTGATTACATCCGTGTCCCTAAATGGGGTGGGGATAGATGGGAAGTTGCAGTGCCTGGGGAAGATCACGTTGAAGATAAGGCCATGTTTATGGTTCTTAACGACCACGAGGTTATCTCTAGGGTTAAAGGAGATCCGTTAGCAATGGCGGAATATGTGTAAATGCGTGCAAGACTACCGTAAAGAGGGAAAAGCATGAGTGAAGTAGCAGAAAGCAAAGAAGAAGACTTAAAAGTCAAAGAAGAGATGGACGGTTCAGCAGTGGTTGACCTTCCAGATGACATCAAAAGCCCCGATGCAAGCGAAAGTGAAGCAGAAGGTGGAAGTGTCAAGGCAGAATCCTCAACAGAGGACAACGATCATCCTGATGACTCCGATGAGGTACGTCAAGAGAAGATCAACCGTAGGAAACTACGCCGTCAAAGAGCGAAGCAAGATCATGCCGAGAAGGATATCAAGCTTCAGCAACTAGAAAGAGTTAACCGTGAGTTAATGGAACGACTCTCTAATGTTGAAAGACGCACACATGGCGCAGAATTAGCGAGGGTTGACAAGGCTATAGAGGACGCTGAGCTTCAGTTCCAATATGCCAAGCTCAAGCTTCAAGAGGCTACTCAAGCGGGTGATGGCGAGGCTTTGGTTAAAGCGCAAGAGATGTGGTACGAGTCTAGACAGAAGATCGAATCACTGAAAAACGTGAAAACTCAGGCGGTTAAGCCAAACAATGACCGTAGCCTGCCCGATCCACAGATACAGCGCAACGCCGCAGAGTGGATGAAACGTAATGACTGGTATAGCCCAGATAGCGGTGACGAGGATACTGAGATTGCAAAGATTATTGACAAACGACTGATCGAAGAGGGTTGGGACCCAAAGAATCCTGCCTACTGGGATGAGTTAGATAATCGCTTGCAAAGACGTCTCCCGCACAGATACAATGACAGCACAGACGATGAACCTGTAGTTAGACAACGACCTAGGAATGTTGTGACGAGTTCAGGACGTGAATCATCAGCGGCAAGTGCAGGCCGTAACACCTTCACACTCAACCCCGAACAGGTGAGAGCAATGAAGGACGCAGGATTCTGGGATGACCCCCAGAAGAGAGCAAAGATGAT